GCATGTCCCTCTGGATAGAACTCACCATTTGATGGAAGCTCAACAATATCATTTGCGGCCACAAAAGAAAAATCAGCACCCTGCTGGGCCATTGCAGGTGCTGGTTCCGGGGATGCTTGTGGGACTTCGGGAGCCCCCAAGCGATCTTGATTGTTTCTCATTATACTCCTATGAGGTTAATTAATTAATTTATGCGCCGAAGCCAGCAATTGGAGCTGCAGCCTGGTCGCCTTTGTCGAAACTAAAGAAATCATACCTTAATTGAACCTTAATTTCCGACGGGTCTTCGCTATCGTATGCTAGCGCTGAAGAAAACTCAACATCCTGGATCCAGGCGTTCTGAAGCGAGAAAGAGATATGGGTCTGCCCTTCGTGCCCTTCTCTGCCATCACCAAGATGCTCAATCGATATGTTTCCGAGAGAACTCACTGAGTCACCTTTTGTTATTAGTGAGCTTTCAGCAACGGTGGCGCCTGTTGGCGTTTTGTAACCTCCGGCGACAAATCTCTCCAAAAGCTTAGCAGAGATGTTATCGGATATTGAATCAATAATCGTAAAAGAGACAGTGTTATATTCTACAGTGCCTGGAAAATAGAATGTATGATTCAAAAATTTATGAGTGCCTTCTTTGACTGTGATTTTTGGTAAATTAACATTTTTTACCACCCATACAGGTATATCGCTCACATTCAAAATAAATTTAAAGTTCCTGCGGGGCTCGCTTGCGCTGGTTGACCAGAATGACATTTATTATTCTCCTTTAATTATAACTAGTATTAGTCGTCAAAACTTGCGCCCGAGCGGAACATTTCGAAATCAAGAGCAATAAATTCTATAGCCCTTGTTGGCTTAAGAAGTACTCTGGCGTATAGAATGTTTCGATCGACCAAATCTGGGGTTGTTGTTGTTTCATCTAGAATTAAACGATAATCTTCTAGGCCAAAGTCAGCCTTAACATCGTCTAGAAGCGGCTTAACTCTGCTTGTGAAACTATTCCAAGTTGCACGGACATTCGGCTCAAAGAGTATTGAATTAGCAATTCTTGATATTTCTTTCTTAAGATATATAAGAAGCCGGCGAACATTAACTCGGTCGAGTGCTGTTCTGTCAGAGAGAAGTGTCTTTTGCCCGAAGATTACAACGCCCTCTTGTGGGAATTGAGCAATTGGGTTAACATTTACTTCGTAAAGTTCATCTCTTTCTTTGCTTGTTAGTCTTTTTGCCACGCCGGTAGCAGTTATGCCCGAAGAAGAGTCCGAGAGGCCTCCTCTGTTAAAGCCGGCCGGGGCGAACCATGGTGCCGCAGTACCATCAGTCGAGCCGTAAGCAGCAATTGCAGCTACAGAAGCCGGCACAAAAAGACGAACGCCCGTTGCGCCGTCCGCAATTTGGACTGAGGGGAAATAGGCAGCTGCATATGAAGTATTAAAGCCCCGGGCCTTTATGCTAGTGACAGCTGAAGAGACGTTGGGAAGTGTGACCCGATCGCCGCCTAGGCTTGGCTGGGTTGTTTGTTCAAATCTAGACTTATAATCATTTTCAATATCGATAACAGCGATCGTGTCTCTTCTTTCTTCTGCCATGTCGATAAGGTAATCAGTGATCCCGGTGGTGTATATGCCCGGCACTGCGCAAACATTGTGTTCTACCACTTCAGGATCCCTAATTGTATCGATTGCTTTTCTTAGAGAATAGAATTCATATGAAGTTCCATCAGCCTTGTCCGTTAAGAGTCTATTTGCAAACGGCTCTGGTTCTAGAATATCAAAGCCATCAGTCCCACAGGCTAGTGGCATCGTGAAAGAGTTAATGCTGTTGTTTAGTAGTGCGGTATCGAAAGAACTAGCCCCCCTAAGCGATGTGGCTGCAGCTCGTGAACCCGATACGTATACCGGAGCGGTAGACGATCCTGACATGTCATCCAACGTAAAGATGAATGAATATTCTGTCTTAGTAGTAGCTGAGGCAATATGAGCGTCCGTGACGTTGCTTGAAAGTCTGACAAGATAATCTGAATATCCATTGTCCCGGCGGCCGAGCGTACCTTGGGGTTTAACACCATAGCTAGCTTTTGTGGTTGAAGAGACCCCATCAGATCCGGACTGTCTTAGTACCATCTTCGGGAATGAAATTGATGATGTAAAGTCGGCAACGATGGTTTCGCCGCCAGAGCTATAAGAAGCCGTCGTTAGGGTACCGCCGGCCAAGAAATTGCTACCGATGGATCTCGTATTTGATCCGGCGCCGGCCAGAGCTACTGGCTCGCCTATATATCTAAGTGGCCCATAGAAGCCAGCTGGCACATATGCTGGATTTGTCGAACCGTTGTCGACTTCATCAATCATGTCCATGCGAATAAACTTTGAAACATTCTCATATGTTCCAAAAGAGTTGTAAAGTTTTTCGTCTGAGTTCCACCCAACATACTTATCGCCAATTTTTCTTGCGATATAGTCGACTGAGTTTGGGTTCAAACTAAGACCGGTAAACGTTTCAAGCAAGCGAACCGAATTATCTGTATCGGAAGCTTCTCTAATTAGGACATCAAAAAGCCCATATGGGTCAACAGTTGGGTTGGTTGGCGCTTTGATATTAGCTATTGATATCTTAAGGTTTTTATTATCCCACTCTCCTCTAGTATTAGTTGATACAAAGCGGAAAAGCTTTTGCATTGAAGACGGATCATAGCTGCCGGTGTTTGATGATACATCTTGTGAGAACACATAACCAGTTTTTGCTACGGCTGCGCCGCCTTGTCGTTTTGAGTGGTCAACTGTTCCTCCCGCTCCAGCGGCTAGAGAGGCTCTAAACATCCAAGCATAGTTATCGGCGCCGGCGGGGAGCACGGAGGTGGGCGCCCCAGACCTACTTCCAACTAGTTGCTCTGATATCGAACTTTCAAAGGTTTCACCTAAGAAGTAGTTGAGGGCGCCTGTTGGATAAAGTGTATCGTTGAGGTATTGCGGGTTTGTATTTAATACATTTCGAATATATAAATCTGAATTTGGATTAAGGTTAAATGTTGCCGTTAGATGATTTGCGCTGCTCGCAGATACAATCATCGTATAATCCATCGATGAGACGGTGGCAGAGTCGCTTTGGTATAGCTGGTAATCAGCGTTTGAACTTGTTTGATTATTTTGCCCACTAATCAAGTATACATCGGCGTCGGAGTCACAATAAACCACGGCGCCAAGAGAAGCCGTGATATCATCTATGCCCAACGTGCCTGATACAGAATTAGCAAAAAAGATCCCGATTGCCTTGTCGAGATCCCATCCGGCTTCACCCTGGCCGGTTACAAGGTCGGCGGCGGGGGCCTCGTCTCCAACTAGGCGAACAAAGGTTACGGGCCCGTTGTTGCGAAGGTAAGCCTCCGCAGCATAAAGTCCAGGTGTCGGCGATGCGTGGTTTCCTTCACGCCAGACGTCACCGGTGCGGCCGCCAGCATTGGGCTGGCCGAAGAGAGCGTAAAGCTCATTAACTGTTTCTACTCTTGTCGGCACCAAGCCTGGTCCTTTAGCTGCACGACCAATAATCGCAGGTCCAATAACGGGTGCGGTAGTGGGAATTCCTGATCTGTCAATTTCTGCAACCTGAACTCCAGGTGATACAAAACGAAACTTATCTACTGCCATTGCTTAAACTCCTTAATTGAATTATATAATATTATAGTTCACTAGTAAATAGTTAAATAAATCCTAAAAACACTTACAATGTTAAAATTGTTGTCTCTTTTGGAAATTTGTACTCTACAATGCTTTCCCTGACTATTATTTTTGGCTTTTCTTCGTTAACGTATTGGCCAAATAGATATCCGATAATGTTAAAAGAGATTTTTGCTTCTAGTTTTCTCTGCTCTTCACCTAGGTTTGCCGAGTTGTCAGTGATGTTGTAGTTTGAGTCCATAAACATTTCATAGCGATGAAAGTTGTTTTGTATCACATGATAGTTTATATTTCCGGTCCTTACAATGAAAGGTTGGATCATCTCATTCATCTGCTGGGTGTATAGTGAGGTTAGAATGACTTCATAGGTCGGGT